AAGCTGAAGCTCTCCATACAGATGATGCTGTTTTAGAAGATATCTATAATAAGCAGCATTCTCTTACTGAGTTTACAGATGTTGATACATTCAAATCTTATAGTGAGCTTAATCTTAAGTTGACTAGGGTTTTGGGTGAGGATATTAAAATGTCTGTACCTGAAGATGATTCACCATTTAATGATGAACCAATTGTTTCAGACCCAGTTGCAGTAGCAGCTGACCCAGTTCAACGAGCTGAGGCTGAAGATGATACAATGAGTTATTTCGCTAAACTAGCGGCTGAAGCTTAATCTTGAGAACCCGTCGAAAGGCGGGTTTTTAAAATTTCTGATTAAGAGGTGTTGACATTGAAGACATTGATGGGGGATAGACACCAGTAACACCAGCATAAGGTGCACGATCAAAATATTGAATTATTGTTTGAGATGATTTGTCATTACCACTATCAGTAATAATTACTGGTGCTGGTACATTTTGTTGACCACCACCTAAAGCAGCAAATTTTCTTTTTTGTTCAGCCATCAATAATGCATTATTTGCGGGGGACCCTGGACCAATCCAATTTCCATATCCATCAAAATTAGTCATCTTACCAACTAAATTACCATCTAATTGGCCAGCATTGGTAGCACCTAATTGGCCACTATTAACTAATTGTAGAAAAGCTTCTTTTGAATCACCAAACCAGGGGTCCATTGATTTTGAATCTTTAGCAAATAAAACTTCAGCTCTTTCTTCCCCTCTTAAATGTGATAAACTTCCTGGACCTACTGGTGCATCTTTAATCCAACCTAATCCTTTTAACATCCAATCTGGCAGTATGGACATTAATCCACGTTTTATATGCTTAGGAATATTTGCAATCACATCCCACATGTTAGCCATTGATTCTTTAAAATCAGCAAAAATCTCATCCCAAGTTGGTATTGTAAGCCTACCACCAAACACTTTTCCATCATCCCAAAACCATTTACCAATATCTTTTACCATTCCCCATATTGAATCTATAGCTGAATCCCACAAAGCTTTAAGTGAAAAATTACCAGGGTCCCATGATATAAATCCACCAAAAATTTCTGACTTTCCTGAAACATGTGGGTTTGCTGGCTGACCAGGACTATAAAACCATTCACCAATTCTTCTTAAATGATACATTATAAAGCCTACTCCCTTACCCCATAACTTAGCAACACCTGCTCCAGCTTCTTTTAGTTTAGCTGTAATTTTATCACCACCAATATATCCAAAAATTGCACCTAAAGCCATTCCAATTAAACCACCTATAATTGCACCAGGAATAGCACCAATACCACCAAACAAAAATCCTATTGCACCACCAATCATAGCTCCAAGGCCACCCACTTTAAATGCTTGTTTAATTGAATTCCATAATCCTTCACCAGAACCACCTAACATTTTACCTACTGCACCAGCAAATCCATCTTCTTTCCAACCTGTAATAAAATCTTTAATTGCAAGAACACCACCACCTATTGCCCACCCAATAAGCATAAGTGGTAAACCTTTTAATGATTTCCATAAACCACCAGCACTGCCTCTCATATTTTTCATATTGAATCCTGCAGGAATAAGGGTATTATTTTTGTCTACTAGTTTTCTCTGTCCTTCCCTTCGTTCTTCTTCGGCTGTACGGAGGTCATCTGCTCTTTGCTTATCTTCATCTTTCCATCTAGCTTGCTCAGCATCTGCATCTGCATCAGCCTCAGCATCATAAACATTAAGTGAATGACTTCCAATTTCAGCAGCTAATGCTTGTATTCCATGTTTAATATCTTTTCCATCCCAAACTAATACATCAGAATTTGCTTTTATTAGACTTGTCCATTTGTCTATATTCGGTAAGTGATTAGCAGAATATTCACGAATAGCATGATTAGATACTTTTAAATCAAATAAATCAGCACCATGACTTGGGCCCAAATAGTTATCAAGACTCATCGAAATATCAGTTAATAAGACCCTATTAATACCAGTTAATGTATTGCCAACTTCTTGCATTGTTTTAGTTGGCTTATCACCGGTTAATCTATCCATAGCGGTTTTAGCTTGACCAGCAATAAACCTATCCATAAACGCAACGCCTTGGAGTTGTATTTCCTCAGACATAGAAATGCCAGCCTCTGTTGTAGCGGTTGCTTTCTCTTGACGTTTAGCTTCTTCAGCTTCTCTTAGTCTATCACGCGTACTAAGCTGATTCTGCTTTCTTAACAGACCTACAATTTCACTTAATAATGTTGCTTCGTCTTTAGCCATTTTGTTTCTTTATCCTTTCATTTTGTTCCTCGACATGTTCCTTCACAAGGATAGTGTATATATCCCTTTCCCACGGTAACATATCTTCTAATTCCTCTAACTTAAAACTATGTTCTTTTATTAATAAAAAATTTGTATTGTAATAACTTGATAAATTATTATGGGAAAGGGCTATTGAAAAAAATCAATTAATCCACTTAATTCCATTTTATTATGTTTACCACATTCTTTACAATCATATTCTAAATTATAACTTAATCTTGGTGCTTTACTTAATACTTCTATAAGCTTAGCAAACTGGTCTGCATTTAAACTTTCAACAAATTCAACCACTTCCTTTTTTGTAACATCTTTAGTAGAATATGTTTCTTCACCACTATAAATTGTTTCAATAGAACGCGCCGCCATATTAATAACAGCATCAGTCTGGGTTTCTCTTTCTGCATCACTTAACCTATCTTTTAGTGTATGCCATTTTAAATCAAGACTTATATCATCTGTTATTTCAACATGCATATCTATATTATCTTCAAGGTTTGCTACTTTTACTTCTTCTAAATTAACCTTAATTTCATTACGTTCTTCACAATGTTCACAAGGTGGATTTATTTTAACACCTTCACCTACTGATTTACTTCGTAGGGTTATAAACATAAATTCAATATCAAAAATTGTTAATTTTTTCATATCAATTTTAGATTCCACACAAGCTTTAAGCATATTTGTTACTGCTTTTTCAATTTGTGTTTCATCTTGAGATTCTAATGCTATTAACAATATCTTCTCTTCTTTGACCACGTATGGTCTGTATGTTATACTTTCCCCGCTTGAGGGTACAATCATATCATACTTTGGGGTTGCTATTCTTGGCAACATATCAATCTCTCTCCATTATTATAAAATTATTTTATCTTAAAACCCACCAGCTATTGGTTGTCTAATGCTTTGGTCTATTTTGTCTATATTTAATTTTTGTACCATAGCCTTTTCTGTTTTCTTAGTTGATTCGGCTACGGCCATTTGTGTTTTAGTTGCATTTAATGAATCTAGCAGTGTTCCTACAATATTTTCAAATCCATCTATTAATCCAATACTCACAAAATTATCATATTCCCATGTGACGTTTATTTCCATTAAACCATCAGATTCATTATTTAATTCAACTGCTCCAACCTGTATAGGATATGCATTTAATAATTTAACTGAATATCCAGGAATCATATGATTAGATGTAGATAGCTGTTGTATAATTACATCTCTGCTATAATCTCTTTTATAAGCCGTTTTATAATGGTTATGGGAAGTATCTATAATCATCTCTTGCCACATATCAAAATACTTTTTAATGTAATAATCATTTGTTAATGTGAATGACATAGCAACTTCATCTGTTGCGGCTGAATATGGTTTCTTTGTCATGTGATGATTATGGTCGGCCTCCGTTGTAGATATTCTCTTACCTGGAATTGAACAACTATTGCATAGTAAAAATAAATCTCTTGGGTCAGAAATAAAATCTCCTATGTTTAATCCATCACCAGATATTAAATTACTTAACATGGTAGCTGGGTCAAACTTTAATAAGCTATTCATACCCTTTGATGGATGTGAAACATATACAGCAAATCTATTACCACGTGCCACACCACCACGACGATTAATCGTTGATTTAATTGAATCTATACTAACTGGTAATGCCATTATCTGTATTGTCTCCTTGATTGCGCCCAAACAAACCTAGTTGATTTCTTCCTAAATGCAGCTGTCTCTAAAAATATTGCTATATGCCATTCTGAAGCATTTACTTTTGATATATTAGAAGACACATGCTTTGTTAAATAATGTTTAAAACAAGGTTTAAAGTATTTATAATTTTTTGTGGCTTTTAATAAGTTATAAGTTATTCTAAGTTTAGTTGTTTTATTAAAGTACTTATTAGATGCAACGTTACTTAAATGGTCTAAAAATATAGCTCTTATTGTTGGTGGTAAGTAATGCAGATTAATACCATAAAAACCATCTTTAGCTGGACCAACCACAATAGTTAAAGGAAAGGTATCGTAATATGGAAGCTGTTGTCTAAGCTTTGGGTTATATGTATACATTATCATATCACCAGGTATTGGCTTACCAACTGTTTGTAACCTCTCATCTTTAAGCACGGCCTTACCTAATGGTCCAAGCTCTTTAGCTTTTCTTTGAAACCATAATGCAGCCTCTTTTGAACGAGCTTGTAATCCTTTACGAAATGCTTCTGCCTCTAATGTATCAAATAAACTAGCCACTAAACGTCTCCATTAATTGCGGACCAAAGGTAACCATTATATATGCAATGATTCCAATACCAAATAAACCTATTAACATCCATTTCATTTTAAAATCATTTACTAACATTTGAAAACCTATTATCTCATTACCCAATATGCGTATTGAGAGCTCAAGTTTACCTTCATCTTCTTTGTTATCCATACCTATATTTATACTCTTTTCTTAAGGGTTTTCCATATTCTTCGCCCGGTCTTTGTTTTGCTAGCTTTAAATCCTAAAGTCATTGTACGTATACCCATAGCCTCAAGCTCTTTTTCTGTCCATATCTGAAACTCATAACCATGTTCATCACAATACTTCTTAGCATACTTCCACTTAGAAGTATTCTTCATATAGGTTAATGCCTCAGTTAACTTTTTTCTTTTAGGTGGTTTGGTTTGTGCTGATGGTTTTATCTCAACAAGGAGGGTACGACCAGTGTCTGTTCTTATGGTAAGGTCAATAAAATAGCGATGCATCTTACGGTCGGTTGCACATATATATGGTATAATGGTCTCTTCAGATTGCCACCACTTAACCCATGATGCTCTTTCATCTAAATACCTAAATGCATTTCTT